AGAGCAATCCATTCGATTGCTTCGCTTGCGCCTTCCATTGGCAATTCGTATTTTTCGACAATGTAAAAAACTGCAATAACGATGCAGTGCCTTGCGTATGATAATAGTGGATTCATAATTTTATTTTTGTTGTTAGAGTTATCTTCCTTTTTTGATTACTTTGCAATACCAGCCGTGAACATCAACTGTTAGGTCATCTGCTGAACTAAGAATAAATTGCGCTGGTCTTGTGATAGTGTTTGCGTTTCTCATGTAGATTCCATTGTATCTGTTCACCGCTACCGCTCCAGCGGTTTTATGCTCTTGATTAATCACAAAAGGAATTTCAAAAGTAGTTCCCCCTTGCCCAAGCTCAAGCAAGATTGAAAAGGTTTGGTTTACTGCAGAAGTTGTTACTTCCAAATCTAACCGAATATCAATCATGTCTCCGATATTTAATTCAGTAAAATCAAATCTGTTAGTTGAAGTGTTCCAAACATCAGTGACGGCTGTATCTGGTAAATTTTTGTAGGTTTCAACACCTGCCCCGTTATTGTTTAATGAAATCGGAGTTCCTCCTGTTAGAGATTGCGGGGCTAGTGTATTTCTGTAATCAAAAATGCCAAAATCCCATAAGTCTGTGATTCCGATTGTTGAAGATTCCATTTTTTGAACGCCCAATTCTGGAACGCCATTAGGAACGATAAATTTGTCTGCTGTTAATGCCATGTTTTTAGTCTGTGTTTAATGTTACTTGATCTCCAAATTCGTCTTCTTCTGCATCAATTAAAATGTTAGCTATTGGAGATTCGCTGTCTGATAAAGTGGTAGGTGCATCAACTCTAACAGAGATTGTAGCTCTTTGTCCAGTATCGCCCCCTGTAATGTTACATGATACAGAAAGCATTACTTCCTCTTCTAAAATGTCATGATCTGCTGGAAGAGTAAAACTAGAAGTTGTGCTGTTAAAGTTGTTAGATATTTGGATGAAGGTTTCTCCGTCTAACGAATACTCAACTAAATAGCTTATAGCCCCCACTGCAGCATCCCAAGAAAAGCTTACAAGCCTTGTAGCTTCGTTGTAGCTTGTTTGCTGTAGATTGGTGACAACAGGCGCAACTGGAATCGGATCTAAAGGCTCGTAATAAATAGGAGGGGCAGTTACTTCGTCTTTTCCAAATCTCCCAAAGTTTTCAACTACACATTCAATAGTCATTTTATCATAGCTGTTAGAAGTGACTTTGTTTATTTTGCACAAATAGCCGTCATCTTCTAAAGGTCCAAAAATGTAAATGGGGTTTTGATGTCTTTGTTCATCTATCGGAATAAGTAGAGGGTCTATCTGAACTAACGGATCTGCTAATTCAACTTTGTATTCTTCTCCCGCAACTGCCACCACCTCGAAAGGTCCATATGACTCACCATTCTTTTTTCTGAAGATAATTGTGTGTGTTGCTTCTATTGAGAAAACAGGAATTTCTGATAGAGTGAAGATTCGGTTATTCTCTATCGCACTTAAATATCCATCTTGCCCGTTTTCTGAAACATCAGTGCAAACTTTTATAACATCTCCATAGGTCAAAGCGATTCCAGAATAATCAGTTTCAAATTTAATTTGCTGTCTATTGTAATACTCACTTGCCCAAAGATAATTTGTTAGCTTCTGCGCTTGATCTCTATTTGTTACCCCAGAGAGATTTATGGTTTTTGGGCTTGATGCTGTTTGCGTTCCTATTGTGGCAACTACAGTTTCATTAGTCCAAGTCTCATGATCTAAATAGGTAGCCTTCAAGCCGTCATTAAGATCATTGTTCCAAATTCTTCTTGTTAGTTTTAAGCTTCCCTCAAGTATGTTTTCTCTGTTGAAAATTGCTATAGGAATATTGCTTGGAATGTCACGAATTACGCTGAGTTTTCCTCCTACCATTATCGGAGTGCATCGGCAGACAAAACAGCACATTTTAATAGCGTTCCAGACACTCATTGATTTGGTGAATGACCAATCAAAAGTTTCTCCAGCTTCTTTAGCTTGAGCTACCGCCAACCTAATTGCTGGAATATCCATAAGCTCTTGCTCCCGCCCTTCCATTCTGCCTCCCCAATCGCATCTTAAAATGCTTACCATAGCCCAAATTGGATTTCTAGTTTCATCTGGGGCATGGACAGAAGAACCTAACCAATTATCAGAAAAGTCTGAGGTAAGAACTAAAACGCTTCTTGTACATAAAACTGTAACCTTGTTAGCTTGCGTGTTTTGAGAGGCTAAAGTTTCCATTGAGAACCAAGGAAAATCATAATAAGATAAATTGGTATTGGCTGAAGTATCCACGTTTCCTCTGTAGCCTTTGCATAAATCCCAACTATAACTATTGTTGCCCTTGCCGTCTGTTATTGCGCCTCTTGTTCTAATGCCTCTTATCTCCCATCTTGCAGCATAAGGGGCATTTGCATAGAGAGTAAATCTTTGGGCTTGTGCGGTTCGGAAGCTTCTTGAATAGCTTAAAAGGGTTACCCAATCTCCAACTGGATTACTGTTGTTATCAATTTCTCTTATCTCAAATCTAACACCAAATCCTACAGAGCGCATCTTGCCCTCTTTGTTCATTCTGTATCCACCATTTGGCAAACTTATATCATTTGCGATTTGTTGAACTGTAGTGTTAGGCGGGTTTATCTTGAAAGGTCCTACATAGCCAGTATAACCTTTTTGGTTAGACGCTATCATTTGTATGTTGTTTACCTGTCTGCAAATACTTATATTATTATGACCATGACGAGTAAGCCTTGAGTTTGGACTGTTACCAAAATTCCCAAGTGAATCATATAAAACATTAGCGTTATCCTCTGTTCTTGCATCATCTAACAGGACAACTTCTTGCTCCCAGCCTGCGGGGTAAGGAGGATTTCCTGGATATGTATAATTTCCATGACCTAACAGAAACCTTTGGTAGAGATATTGATTGTTGTCCTTATACAGACTATAAGGTTGCATTATGTATGAAGGATAAAGTTTGTTAGTTCCGAAATTATCTTCAATAGGTTGGTTCAATCTTGCTTGGTTTTTTTGTCCATCAATACTAAACACTGGATCTCCGCTTTCTGGAGTATCTTGTGATGCGGGGCTAACAAGAAACAGAACTGCAATCACTAACAGAATTACAACAATAGCTATTATTATCGTTATCGGTTCTCCTATGTTTACGATGAAACAAATCTTATCATTCTCTTCTAATTCAACCTCCCCCCATTCTTCCCTTAAGGGGTGAAATCTGTCTTCTCCCCTCATCAAAACACACATCCAAGGAGTTTCCTCCCATTCTCCTAGCATCTTGTTAGCGCACTCTAACAGCGTTCCCTCTGCCTTGTAATTAATGCACCTAGTTGCGTGCGGATCTTGTGCGTCTTTTGTTATTGTTACTAAAGCCATTCTAAAAAAGTTCCTTTAATTGATCTTGTTAATTCCGCTCTTTTTAGTGGCTCGTAAACCACTCCAAGTTTTCCAACACAATGTAAAACGCTTTTGGTTTCGGGGAAATAAACTCCCGTATGAATTGCAAAGCTTCCTCTCTTAAAAGAAACAACACAAAAATCTTTCGGGTCTTTTACCTCCTTTAGATATTTGCCTTTTATTTCTTCGGTCGCAGCGTTTTTGGATTTGTTAGTTGTTCTCGTTATATATTCAAAAGGCTTTGGTGTTTCAATTCCTAACTCCTTGTAAAAATACCAGACAAGCCCCCAGCAGTCAAAGCCATTACGATCTAGCCCCCCCGACAAATACTTGCACCCAATAAGACTAATTATTAAGGGCTGGGAAATCTTCGATGGTATAGAGTTTTGATGGATATCTTGCATTAACTAATGATCTGAAAGTTGCCCTTGCGTTAATCTGAAAAGGTGTGACTTGCACTCCAAGAACTTCAACTGTTAGAGGAGGATCGTTTTGAACTTTTGGAAATCCAGCAAAGTGGCTGTCATCGTTGCCAACATAAAGGTCATTTTCTCCTAAATAAATTCTGTAAACTAAGGTTATTGGAGCAGTGCTTTCCACTGGAACGCTTTTTAGAAACTTAGAAGCTTTTCCGTCAATGTTAGGGAAAGCAACATTAACAAAACTAACTCCGTCACTGTTTGATTGTGGCAGAGAAAGATTGAAAGAACCAGCTTCAAAAATTATCTTCTCGCTAAATCCGCTAGCGGTAGCCCAAGCAGTCAGAGGCTCTCTGTCATTTACAATATTTATAAATCCCCCCGTAGGGTGATAAATACTAACAGTTTCTAAAATTGGTATGTCTCTGTGATTCAGAGAGCCTACTTCTTTTAGTGCTTCAGCATAACTTGTATTCATTTGTTAGGTTATTTGATGATTAAAGTGCTATCCAAATAAAGTTATTTTCTTTTGCTCTTTCTTCTACATAAGCAGTATCTTGCTCCCCCTCTTGGCTTGTAGTGCCTCCCGTTGCAGAACCCGCATTTAGATCACTTGTTACAGTATAGGTATTAGAAGTTACAGCACTAACAGTATGCAGCTTATTATAAGCAGAAACGGAAGATCCTGCAATTACTGTATAATCTCCAATGCTTAAACCATGAGATACTGCAGTCGTTACTGTGAAATCTGTTAGGGTGCTTGCTATTGAGGTTATTACAATATCAATTCTATTTCTTGCGGGGAATAAAGCACTAGATTGCCAGCATGGGTTTCCTCCAATTTTAATTGCATTACCTCCAAATGCCAAAGTAGAATCTCCATACAAATTATCAACCACTGCTTTTAATGATCCAATAGTAAGGGAGCAATTTCGCCAGTCATTTTCACCTCTAAATGGAAACGGGCTGTCTCCAAGAATATTTATTGTTGTTAGGTTAGGGTTGTTTTCAAAATCAATATTTCCTCTTCCCTCGTCTGGTAAAACATTCGGGCAACCATTTATGGTAATAGTTGTTAGGATTTCATGACCAGATATTTCCAAGTCTGGATCTGAGCTAGTTGGGTTGCTACTAAAAAATTCGTATTCGCTCAAATCTATTATCTCAAGAGCATCATTGGTTTGCATCCTACACCTTTTTAGTTTGCATTTTGTTAGACTGGGGGCGGGGGTTGTTTCAATGTTTACAAGTGCGGGATTACTAGAAATTTCAAATCCTACAGAGGTTGTTGTCCAGCCCGTCATTGTCGCATCATCTTCAAGTTCTAACACGAGATACTCCAAGTTTGAAGTGCTAGCCATTCTTAATTGTAAAAAATTGTTTTTTATTGGATAGCGAAAAGTTCCGTTAGGCTCTGGCATTTGGTAATTAAGGCACTGAACAAAATCCATGACTCTCCAGTAATGCTTTGGCAGATTTGCTCTTGGGTCAAACTCGTAAAGAAGATAAGCGGCAAAATGACTTATGTATTCTAGAGTTTGTGCCTCATTTGGAGTTGGGTCTTGGCTGCTAATATTAGCGTAAGCATTAACAGTGAAGACTTCCTGTTGTGGTGTTTCTGGTAAGGTCTTCGTGCCAACACTTCCATTGGTAGATAAATAAATTGTTCCATCCCAAAACTGCCAAGCCACAGGAATAGTATTGTCTACTTTTCTGATTGTTGTTTTCAGCCTAGTTGCTGAATTAAAACCAGTGTTGTTAACATACTTCATCACAATAGTGTCTAACTCCCCTGCCACTGTTAGTTCTCCTACATTAATCAAGTTTGCTAACTCTAACTCGTCAATAGTTTCTACTTCTTTAAACTCTATTTTTGCTTGAACAGCTACAGAGCCAATGCTTCTATACTTGTAGGTAAAATCAGAAACAAATTTAACTTGGCATTGTGTTAGAACTTGTGCGCCTCCCACTGGCAAATCAATGAAAAACCAATCATTACCATTTCTTAGATAGTGCTTCCAAACTCCTTTAAAGATTTGGAATTGTTCTTTTAAAAATGAAAAATTTACAGTGCCTTCTTCTAAAGGTGTTGACCATCTTTGCCTTTGGACAGTCCTTCCAGACTCCATTTTTTTGCGTAGATTCTGGCTCTTGTTAGTTACGCTTAAAGTTGCTGGGTTAGGCAAGTTTGTATCATTCCAATCAATCATATTATTTTCTATTTAATCCGTAGTTGGTTTCCAATGCTGGAACAAAATCACCGCCTCCTTCTCTGGCTTCATTTGTTAGTTCAATCTTAGCTTGTGCTACAGCTTGCTCAACAATTATTTTGAAATTGCCGTCCTCGTCTTGCTCTGATTTAGCTTCTAACTGAACAGGGGCATTGTTTACGATTGTAACATTGCCACCGCTTTTCCCTCCCGCTATTGGGTTGTTAGCTTGAGCAAAAAGATTCCTTTGCTGAGTCTTGTTTAGAATCATTTCCCCGCTGTTGACTCTGCCTGTTAGCTGGTCACCTCCAAATGAAGAACCGCCTACAATACCGCCTTGCTGATATGCTGGGGGCTGTTGAGATTTTATCTGCGCCACTTGAGCTAGTCCATAAGCAATGCTTCCCGCTGCCGCTATTATGTTAAATGGAGGTGGAACTGTAGCCATAGCCTTAGTGGCACTCTGGAAAGTGTTTATTGTTGACTCTGCGATTGCAAAAGCTTGTTGCGCTTTAAATCCCTTTTTCCCAAATGCCCCAGCAAGTGCGCTCATGCCTCCAAGAAACTGTTTTGTAGCATCAAGCTTTTGGTTTAGTTCCTGTTCTGCAATCGCTTTTCTTGCTGCTACTCCGTCTGCATCAATTTTATTTATCAACTCGTTTTTTTGCTCATGGGTCAGCCTTGTTGATTGGTCTATAAGGTTTCTCTTTTCTTCTTCATGAATAGCAAGCAACTCTAATTCCGTTGCGTATTGCCTACTAATCATTTCAACTTGTGAGTTAATCCTTTCCTCGTCTTGCTCTGCGCTTGAAATGCTAGTTGCTTTTTCTTTGTCTGGCTCTATGTCTTTATTGAATTGATCCGTTGCTCTTTGCAAGTAAACAGCTTCTTCTTCTGGCTCAAATTGTCCCTTTGTAATTTCAGATACAGTATTAGTATAGTTGATAGAGGCTCTTTCTTCTTTTGTTGCAAGCTGCCCTCTAATTGATTCCCTGCTTACTGCGGCTGCGCTTTTCCCTGCCTCTGCGGTTTGCTGTTTTAAGATGCCTAATTGGTTTTCTAACAGGTTTTTTATTGCTTGCTCTGCAGCCGTTAGCTTTTCTTTTTGTGTTAATAGATCATCAAAAGCCGTAAGTTTCTTTTCAATAAGAGCTATGTTTTTATCGGTATTTTCTAGCAGAATTGCATCTACTCTTATTTGTGCGCCCCCAAGCTCTAAAGCCCTTTGTCCTGTCTTAATTGCTTCCGCATTATATTTAACAACGTCACCAAATAAAGTTGCGTATATTTGCCCAAAAGCCTTAACCCTTCCTTCTATTTCCCCGTAAGACTGTTTAAGTTTTTCTGTCTCAGCTTTCCATTCTTCAGTAGTGATTTTAGAACCTCTTAGAAGTTGGTTGAGTCTTTCAACTTCAACCGCAATTTTAAATTGCTCTTGTTTAATCTGCCCTCCTGCACCTCCTATTCTTTTATAAACACCAAGTTGGATTTCTAACTGTTTTGTTGCCTCTACTTCTTCAGCAACTCTATTTCTTGCGCTTTTAAGATTTGCAAGATCAGATAGCCCTTTCTTGTATTCAGCTAGAGTTATTTTGCCCCTATTTAGGTTATCAGCCATTATCTTTAAAGATGCTGAAACCTTTTCAATGTCTGCATCTAACGCATCTAACCCTTCTTGCCCTCCGTAGCCTTGGGTTATTTCTCTCTGCATTGCTAATGCCTTTTCAGCCTTTAAAACCCTTGCTGCAATTTCTATTTGCTTTGCTCCTGCCAATGCTCTTTTATCTGCTGAATCTTTTATAGCTGCGCTATACCTTGCTAAATCTAACGCTCCGTCATCTAGTGTTTTGCCAAAGTTTTTTACTTGCTGCTCTGCGCCTTGACCTAAGAAAATAAACCTTCCAACAATGGCAGGGAATTGTTGCAAAGCTTCCACGTAAGCACTGAAAATTTCTGGATCTGCTACTATGTCTGCTAGTCTTGCAATAGATCCAGAAAGCCCTTCGTTAGCTCCTGTAGCTTGGTTTGCGTTTTCAGCAAAAATCAAAAACGAGTTGCCAAGTTTCTTAAAGGAAGTTCCTAAAGTTTCCCCTGCTATTTTAGAAGCTGCTGCCGTATCTCCAGAAGCCTTGCCAACATCCTCAATAGCCTTTTTTGTTTCTCCTAATTTAGCCCCCGTAATAGCTGCTGTTAGGCTGTATGCCTCAATAGATCTTAGGGCTTTTACTAGAACTTGATCACTTCCACTTGCAGCCAATCTAACTTGCTCTAAAGCTCCCGCTAATCCTTCTTGCTCAATTAAAGCTCTGCCACCTTCAACGCCTAACTTCTCATAGATTGCAGCCATCGTTTCAGATGGATTCAATAGTGCTACAACTGCAGCTTTAACTTGTGTGAAACTCTCAGCCGTTTTAACCCCCTGCTTTGTAGTTGCTGCAGTAATGCCTAACAGTTCCTCTAGGCTAACTCCCGCTGTAGCTGCTGTAGCGGATGCTCTGGCAAGGCTCTTAGCTAATTGCGGAATGTTTGTCTTGCCTAGCTTTACTGTTCTAAATAATTGGTCACTTACTTTTTCAGCTTCGCTAGCTGATTTTCCATAACTGTTTAATGCAGTTGTTAGAAGGTCTGTAGAAGATCCAATATCTGCCAAACCGCCTTGCGCTAATTGCGCTGCAACTCTAACAAATTTATCAACTTCGCCAGTAGGAACTCCCGCTGAAATTGCTTGGTAAAAACCTTGCGCTGCCTCTGTAGCATCAACGCCCAATGCTTGAGCTATTCTAAGAGCTTTAAGCCTTAGACCATCCATCTCTTTTCCGCTAACCCCCGCAATGGTTTGCACTTCCTTCATGGCTACATTGAACTTTAGCCACTGTGCTGTAGTTTTTGCAATCGTTACCCCAACTGCAGTAACTCCAATAGCCATAGCCCCAATGGCAAGCCTAGAAGCCGTTGCCCCCGCTCCTACTTTATCAAGCGATGATTTCCCGCTAGTGCCTAAAGTGTTTAGCTTTGCTCTGGCTTCGTTTATACCAGTTGAATCAACTGTTAGTCTTAATCTTGCTACGTCTTCAATCATGTAAACTATTCAGTTGGATTTGGTCTATAAGTCTAATTGCTTTGATTTCAAAATTGCTTAGTTCAATTCCTGTTAGGTTTGACCAGCAAGCAATCTCATTAAAGTCTATAGCCTTATCTGTTTTTAATTCTTGGTAATATTGTAAAATATATAATAGGCGATCTGGTAACGGTTTTAATTCTTCTAACTCTTTTGGCTTAACTCCTGTAGTTTTCCAAACTTGCTTTAGGTGTTCTACTTGGCTTGTGCTGCTGCCTTCTGGTCTTTTTTGGAGCTTAAATTGTTCTTCTGCAAATCGCTCGATTTGTTTAAGCTCCTTTTGATAAAATTTTTCCTTCTTGCGGATGCTGCGTCAATTTCTTGAGCTAGAACAGGCGCATCTTTTAGGAGCTTAATTGCGTTAGCCTTTGTGCATTTGTAAGGAGTGCCATCATCATTTTTAAAGCTCCACCCAATGATAAGACAAGCCAACAAATCCAAGCTCAATTTCTCAGTTTCAAGAATTGATTCTAAAGAGTCATCAGCTTCTTCTTGCTCATGTATTGCAACAATCTTTTTTCTGAATTTGGATTGCGCTTTTTTAAATGACATTGAATCAGTGCTTTTAATTTTGATCCAGTGTTTTGTTTTGTTTCCTTCAACGTCTGTTAGGGGAATCTTTACCCCTTCTTCTGCTAGTTGCGCTGTGGCAAATCCTTCTAGGTCTTTCATATTTTTTTTTTAATTAGTGTGCGTGATTATCGCTAGGGAATACGCACCCCTCCCAGCATGAGGCAGAAAAGAATTAAACTGCCGAGCGATCTATTTGGATGTTAGATAATA